CTTGATAAAAATCTTTTATCTCCTACTGGCAGCAAACTATCCGCGTCAAAACGTCTGCTTGGGGTTCGCAAACTCAACGCATATTTAAAAAACGCCATAGGCGTGAACATCGGCGCGATGATCGCAGAGGACCAGCCGACCACAAGTGAGATGCTGCGAGTAGAAGAATTTAGGCAGCAAGGCTCTCCGTTCAGGGCACCTGAACCAGAGCCAGTGGCTCCGCCACAAGCAGCAGCGCCCATAGCTGCGCCGCCTCCAGCACCACAACCGGCACCCCCACCTCAAGGCGGAGCAAACCCGCAACAGCGTCAGCAGTTCGCGGCCCTGTTCCCTAACGATCCTATCTCTGGGCTGATACAGCAGCAGGGTATTGGGTCACTTCCTCAAGCGCCGAGCTAAATCAGCCAAGCCTTAGCTTCTTCGCCCAGCACCCGCTGGGCCAGATCGATCTTATTGCGTAAGGCGGCAATGATCTTTTCGTCTACCGTGTCCGGACTGACCAGATCTACATACAATACATGCTTGGTCTGACCAATACGGTGCGCTCTGTCCTCTGATTGCAGGCGTATCTCTAGGTCGTACTGGTTGCTGTAGTACACCATGTTAGTCGCGGCGGTCAGCGTCAGGCCGTAGCCCCCGGTCCGTGGGTTAGCGACAAAGAAGCGTAGCTCGTTATCGGGATCTTGGAAGTCTGCAACCATTTGATCCCGGTCTTGCGTTGGCGTGTCCCCATAAAACGTGCAGACGGAGCGCAGGCCGTAGATCTTGGCCAGTTCTTCTTTGATCTTGCCAATATCAAACACCCAGCTAGCCCATATGATGACCTTGCCATTCATCTCACTGATCACGTCCAGCAGTTCGCTCATCCGATTGTTGGGTATTTCCTGCACCTGACCATCGTCAGTCTTCAGATGCCCACAACAGATCTCCTGCAAGCGCATGATCTGCGTCAGAACGCTTTGCGTCGTCGATAGCTCGCCTTTCTCAAGCATGGCCAGTGCCATCTCTTTCATTTGTTTGTAGGCAGATTCTTGCTCTTTCGTCAGCGACACCTGACGCTGCATGTAAATCTTCTCTGGCAGATCAAGGCAGTCCTCTTTCAAGATACGGCTGCTAAACGTCTGTAGCTTGGTGTTCAGTTCATCAAGGTTCCTGTAGCCCGTGATCTCTTGGAAGCTGCGATTACCAAACTTGCGCGTCTTCATAACGGCATAGCGGCCTTGGAACGCGTAAAACGATTCAAATCCGAGCACGTCAGTGCCCAAGAAAGCACACTGTGCGTACAGGTCCATCGGGTTCTTGGTGATAGGGCTACCCGTCAAGATGCGACGGTACTTTGCCGCTTTGCCCAATTTTATGATGCTCTTGGTCCGTTTTGCGGTGCGGTTCTTGATCGACGTTGACTCATCCACGGCCATCAGGCAGTTGGGGTTACGTTTCATAAACCATGCAGCAACGTCAGTGCCTTTCTTGGAAGAAAACGACTCCACGTTCATCACCAATATCTTCAAATGCTCTTGATCGTTCGTCAGGGCCATCAGTTCTGCTTTGAACTTCTGCGTCAGGTTTGGTTGCCAGAGGACCACGCTGCACGGCACATCGTCCGGCATGTGCTGCGGTATCTCCTTGGCTACCCAGTTGCCGTACACGCCTTTCGGTGCAATGACGACGGCTGCGTTTATCTCGCCTTCGCAGTAAAGCTTGGCCAGTGTGTCGATAGTGACCTTAGTTTTGCCTGTCCCCATCTCAAGGAACAAGGCCCACGATTCGCTGTCCCAACTTGCATCGAAGACTTCGCGCTGGTGCTCGTAAGGCTCAGTTTTGAAATTAAATTGCATGAGGTGCCTAAATTGTTTGACACATGCGATATTATGGGATTATTCTTGCTTTGGGAAGTGGCTAACGCCGCTTGAAACATGAAAAACGAGGACGACGATGAGTAAATCTCTCTCTGATCTTATGGCTGAAGACAGCCAAAGCCTCTTGGACTTACCCTCAAACGAAGGTTTGTCGGGTGTGCAAAAGCTGGCCAATGATATCGTAGCTGCCCAGACAAGGGTAGAAAATCTTGAAGCTGATCTTAAAGCAGCGAAGCAGACATTGCTCAAGCTGACTGACGAAGATCTGCCGAGTCAGATGGCCGAAATCGGCCTGACCAACTTCACCTTAGCTGACGGCAGCAAGGTCGACATCAAAGAAACATACGGCGCAAGAATCAAAAAGGATAACGAAGAAAAAGCCTTCGATTGGCTGCGCGCGCATGGCGAGGGAGACATCATCAAAAACACCGTGACGGTGCGCTTCGGGAAGGAAAAAGATAACGAAGCAACAGCCTTGGTCGACGACTTAACTGAAAAGGAATGGGAGCCAGAGCGGAAAGAAGACATCCACCCCGGCACCTTGAAAGCTTGGGTGAAAGGTCGGATCGAGGAAGGTAAGGAGCTAGACATGGATTTGTTTGGCGTATGGGTAGGACAACGAGCAACGATCAATAAGGCAAAATGATGGCTGAGAAAGAAGATAAAAAGGTAGCGGAAAAGAAAACCAGCGACGTAATGGTCGCAGGCCCTGCGATGTTTGAAGCAGACGCAGGGGTTGGTATGGAGTTGAGTCAAGATGACTTGGCACTGCCGTTCTTGAAGATTGTGTCTTCAGAACTGCTCCAGCAGGACGAAAAACTGGCAGAGACTGCCAAGCTGGGCGACATGGTGAACTCCGTGTCACGGCAGGTGTACAGCGCGAAGTCGCCTCTCAAGGTGATCCCGTGTCACTACGAGCGACGGTTCCTCATGTGGGCACCACGAGGATCGGGCACAGGCGCACCGATGAAGATCTTTGCGCCAGACGAAGCACGGCCTCAGACAAGGCGTGATCCGGACGACAACCGCGAGTACGTAGATGGCGGTAAGGGTGAGTACATCGATGAGACGCACCAGCATTACGTGCTGATCATGGAAGAGGACGGCACGATGTCAAACGCGCTGATCTCCATGAAGTCTACGCAACTCAAGAAGTCGCGTCAGTGGAACACCATGATTGCTACCCGCAGCATGGTCGGTGCGAACGGCGTGCCGTTTCAGCCACCTCGTTTCTCGCACGTCTACAACCTGACCACGGCAAAGGAGGAGAACTCCAAAGGCGTATGGCACGGTTGGAAGATCGATCTGGATGGCCCTATAGAGGATGCCAATCAGTATCAGGCGGCTAAAGCGTTTCACACTGCAATCAGTGCAGGAGACGTGCAGGTCAAGCATGAAGAGGGTGGGGCGGCTACGGCCAAACCAAAAGCCACGCAAGAGGATAACGGCGACGATATTCCTTGGTAAAGATCGCAACGGCGTACCGTGCCGTCGATAGGAGGGACCGACCTATAGCGGGCACCTCCATGCACGGACCAAGGAACTTATGAACATTCGCAAATTCGCACAGATTTTTGATGGTCTGAAGCAGGCGCACGGCACGTTCACGATTGAGTCGAAGTCAAGCAGTGGCAAGACTCAAGGCAAAGCGAACGTAGTACGCGAAGCACGGACCAAGGAGCATTGGGAAAGACACCTAGCGGGTCAGCAATCCATTGGGATTATTCCAATCAACGAAGACAATGCATGCCGCTGGGGCTGCATTGACATCGATCAATATAACTTTGATCACAAGGCGCTAATCGACAAGATCCAAGCGGCAAAGCTACCACTGGTGGTGTGTCGATCTAAGTCGGGCGGTGCTCACGTATTTTTATTCACAGATGAATTTATTCCTGCCAAGGACATGCAGGACGTGCTGACACAGTTGAGCGCGGGCCTTGGCTATGGCGGCAGTGAGATCTTTCCCAAACAGATCAGCTTGAACTTAGAGCGTGGTGACGTTGGCAACTTTCTTAATATGCCGTACTTCGATCACGAAAACGGCCTGCGGTACGGGTTTAACCTTGACGGTACAGCCGCTACGTTTGACGAATTCATAGAGCTTGTTGATCAGAACATACAGACGCATGAACAGGCACTGGCTTTGGTGGTGGAGCAAGATGCGGCACTGCCAATACCGGACGGCCCGCCGTGCCTACAGATCTTGTGTAAAGAAGGCATTGGTGAAGGCGCTAGAAACAACGGACTTTTTAATCTTGGGGTATACCTGCGCAAGGCCCACCCAGAGACGTGGGAGTCAGAGATCCTGACCCACAACATGAATTTCATTCATCCACCTTTACCGCTGGGTGAAGTCAACACGGTTGCCAAGCAGCTAGAGCGTAAGGACTACGCCTACAAGTGCCGTGACGCCCCGATCAATGCGTATTGCAACCCAGAGCTTTGCAAGACGCGTAAGTTTGGTATCGATGCAGCCACCTCTGGCGTGCAGATAGCCAACCTGCGTAAGTACAACAGTGTGCCACCTGTGTGGTTCTTGGACGTGCAAGGCAAACCTCTAGAGCTTGCGACCGACGATCTGATGGTGCAGTCGGCCTTTCAGAAGGCGTGTGTCGATCAGTTGAACTTCTTCCCAAGGACTGTGCAAAAGGCGCAGTGGGAGCAGCGTATCAACGCTCTGCTTAACGAGATGAGTGACACAGAAGGTCACGTGATTGAGGTTAGTCAGGATGTGAGCGTGAACGGGCAGTTCGCCGATCATCTGGAAGAGTTTTGTACGGGTCATCAGGCTGCGGATGAGAAGGAGCAGATCTTGCTCAAGCGTCCATGGACAGATGACGATCAGAAGGAAACGTACTTTAGGCTCAAAGATCTGGAAGCGCACCTCATCAAAGCTAACTTCAAGGTCTATAAAACACACCAAATCGCGCAGCGTTTGCGGGACGTCAACGGTGAGGCCACTCAGTTACGCATACAGGGTAAGGTGATACGGTTGTGGAAGATACCTGCGCACGAGCAGGCCGTAAGTCGTATAGAGCCGCCAAGCTTTGGGGGCACTGAAGAGGAGATACCGTTTTGATTATTTTAGAAGGGTTTGACGCAGCTATTCTGGGCGTGGGTGAGTCCGCCGGTTGGGACGCTCCGCTTGTCGTTTATGACTATCAAAAATGCTTAGACGTTTTGATGAAGGATAACGATTGGGAGAAAGAGGACGCGATAGCGTGGATGGACTCCAACGTCATCAACGTGTACATGGGCAAGGGCAACCCTGTTTTTGTCTTTCCGAGCGTCGATTTGGCAGAACTAGCTTTTGAAATCAAAGAGGAGATGTTGCACTAATGCAGCGTATTTTTGGACCGCCGGGCACGGGCAAGACCACAACGCTATTGAATCTCGTAGAGTCGGAGTTAGCAAAAGGCACGTATCCGGGGCACATTGCTTTCTTTGCCTTCACTCGCAAAGCCGCAAACGAGGCTAAGGACCGAGCAGCAAAGCGTTTCGGGCTTGATCCAAAAAACGACTTACCTTTTTTCCGGACACTGCACAGTCTGGCATTTCACTTGACGGGGCTACGCAACGATCAGTTGATGACGGCAGCGCATTATCGTGAAGTTGAGCACGTCACAGGGGTCAATTTCATGGAAGGCAGCGTGTCCTCACGGCATGAGGTCGAAGAAGAACTGAGCAACAGTCTCAAAAAAGAAACGCCCTTGCTGCGCTTGATCACACTGGCACGGCTGAAGATGAATCCGCTCAAAGATGAGTACAACCTGAGTGATCTTGACCAGCCATGGATCGAAGTCGATTACGCTGCCAACTCTTTGAAAAGCTATAAGAAAAAGCACGGTCTGTTTGACTACACCGACATGCTGGAGCTTTTTGCGGATACTGCTCACGTTGCGTGCCCACAGTTCAAGCTTGCGATGCTCGACGAAGCGCAGGACCTATCTCCCTTACAATGGAAGATAGCCCACGCTATCGACGGGCGGTCAGAGCGCATGTACTGCGCAGGTGACGACGATCAGGCTATCTACAAGTGGTCTGGCGCGGACGTAGAGCATTTCATCAATCTTGATGGTGGCAGTGAGGTGCTGGAGCAAAGCTACCGTGTCCCATCCAACATCCACGCGATTGCAGAGCGGATCTGCGGACGCATCAAGCGCCGGTTTCCCAAGAAGTACTTACCCAAGAAAGCAGATGGCAAGCTGGAGCGACTGACAGACTTTTTTGAACTGGATATGCGAGAGGACACTTGGCTCTTTCTGGCACAAGCCAACTACTTCTTGGCACCGGTACAGCAATTTTTAAAAAGTCAGGGCTACTACTTCGAGTACGGTGGTGGTGTGCGTAGCGTCAGAGACAAAATACGGGTGGCACTGTCGGCGTGGGGCTGTATACAGAACGGTGACCCGATCTCCTTCGACGCTGCCAAGGCCATGTATTCGTTCATGTCAGGTAACGGCGTGCGTGTCTTACGTGGTCACAAGAAGATTGTAGGCGATCCCGATGCGTTATTTACCTTTGAGAACCTGCGGGACTTTAACGGCTTGCTGGCAACGCCTGATATGGCGTGGAACGAGGCTCTCGACAAGCTGCCAGACGTCGATGTTGCGTACATTAACGCCCTATTCCGGCGAGGTGAGGATCTGACGGCAGAGCCGCGCATACGACTGTCCACGATCCACGGTGCCAAAGGCGGCGAAGCAGACAACGTTGTGCTGTTTACCGACATCACCGCCGCAGCAGAAGCCAGCATGGAAAGCGATCCAGACTCCATGCACCGCGTCTTTTATGTGGCAGTCACACGCACCCGCCAGAACCTTTACACACTAGAACCCGCCGACTTTTACAGGAGCTACGCACTATGAGCGACATGGTTAACTCCCCGGCCCACTACGCCGACTCGGAGATCGAATGTATCGATGCCATGGTCGCGGCTTTTGGCACAGAGGCCGTGCAGATGTATTGCCGTCTGGCTAGCTTTAAGTACCAATGGCGGGCCGGAAAGAAGTTTGATGCGGTTGAAGATTTAAAAAAATCCATTTGGTATACGCGCTTTGCGCTGGGCGATGACCCAAGGAAAGACGATGCAGAAGGAAACTAGGTTACAGTTCCCGTTGTTTGCTACCGAGACAGAGTGGACGGCACCTTACGAGTTTGTTGACCTGACAGACGCCAAAGAGATTGCCATTGACCTAGAAACACGTGACCCCAACCTCAAGCAGATGGGTCCGGGCTGGCCCCGCAAGGACGGCGACGTTGTTGGCATAGCAGTCGCTACTGAGGGCTTTGAAGCTTACTACCCTATCGATCATCTCGGTGGTGGTAACCTCGACAAGCGGCAGGTGCTGCGTTGGCTAGCCAAGCAGTTATCCACAGACTGCCCAAAGATCATGCACAACGCACCTTACGATCTGGGCTGGCTCAAGGCGCTCGACGTGCCGGTAAACGGCCCGATCATCGATACGATGGTGATGGCGGCGCTGCTCGACGAAAATCGTTTCAGTTACTCTCTGAACGCCCTGTCATACGACTATCTGGGCCTAGCGAAGTCAGAGAAGCTCCTGACGCAGGCTGCGGTGGAGTTCGGGGTAGACCCCAAGGGTGAGCTTTGGAAGCTCCCTGCGCAGTTTGTGGGGCCGTATGCAGAGCAAGACGCACGGCTGGCCTATGACCTGTACAAGTTCTTCCGCGTTGAAATCAACAAGCAGGACCTAGAAACCATCTTCGATCTCGAAACACGGCTCACGCCCTGCCTGATCGACATGACGTTTCGCGGCATACGGGTAGATCTAGAGCGATGTGAGCGGTCGAAGCAACAACTTTTAAAAAGAGAGAAGCAGACCTACCGCGAGATCAACAAAGAAGCAGGATTTGACGTCGAGATCTGGGCGGCAACTTCTCTGGCCAAAGCTTTCGACAAGCTGAAAGTTGCCTATCCACGCACGGCCAAGGGCGCACCGTCTTTCACCAAAGCATTCCTTAGCGAGAACCCGCATCCGTTTGCCAAAATGATCATCGAGGCACGTAACCTCAACAAGATCCAAGGCACGTTTATCAACAACATTATGAAGTTTGTGGGCGCTGACTCTCGTATCCACGGGCACATCAATCAGCTACGCAGCGATGACGGGGGCACTGTCTCCGGACGCCTGTCCATGTCGAACCCAAACCTTCAGCAGATCCCTGCCCGCGATCCAGAGCTAGGACCTATGATTCGCAGCCTGTTTCTGCCAGAAGAGGGAGAACTGTGGGCTGCTATCGATTACTCGCAGCAAGAACCACGGATCTTGACTCACTACGCCAGCGTTTTTGGCAAGTGGAAAGGTTTGCCGCTGGGCGGGGCGAAAGAATTTGTCGACGGGTATACCAACGACCCGGACATGGACTTTCATACCATGGTTGCCGACATGGCAAACATCAGCCGCAAGCAAGCCAAGACGATCAATCTGGGGATGATGTACGGCATGGGCGTGCGCAAGCTGGCCGACCAACTGGATCTGGAGTTCGATGACGCCAAAGAACTGACGCAGCAGTACCACAAGCGGGTGCCGTTTGTGAAAGAGCTAATGAATGGCGTATCACGGTCCGTGGATCAAAAAGACGATGGCTCACTGCGATCTTTAAAAGGCCGCAAGTGTCGGTTCGATATGTTTGAACCGATGGGCTACGACGTGCAGAAAGCCATGCCTTTGAAAGAAGCAAAGGCTACTTACGGCGAAACTGCACCGCTGAAGCGTGCGTACACCTACAAGGCGCTCAACAGGCTGATACAAGCCTCTGCGGCGGACATGACTAAGCAGGCCATGGTCGATCTGTATGAGGCCGGAGAACGGCCCTTGTTGCAGGTACATGATGAGCTAGGGTGCAGCGTGACAGACATAGACCACGCCAAGAAAATACGCGGGGTTATGGAGGCTGCGATCAAGCTTCAGGTGCCGAGCAAATGCGACATTGATCTAGGCCCGTCATGGGGCGAAACCAAAGAAATATAGTTGTATTTATATGCGATTTGCGCGATAATCTCGCGCATGGATACAACAAAATGGAAGTCGATTCTGGTGCCAATGCCAGTTTATCGTCAGATCAAAGAGATTGCGCAGCTAGAAGACCGCACGATCAGCGGGCAACTGCGTAAGATTTTCAACGAGTGGAAAGAAGACCGAGCTAGAGAGGCGCGCGAACTCGACTCCGCTTAGATAAAAACCGCCTGCGCAGTTCCAACCGGCAGCAGTTGATTGTTGTCATCCATTCTTTTGATTTTTCTTCTGATGCATCAGGGTATGCAACCAAGAGCGACGACGTGTCCAGAAGCTTTTTCTGGATGTCGCTGATCTTTTTTTCTTTCGCCAGTTGTTCAAGAACTTTCGTTGTGAACGTTTTGCCTACTTCACCCGTTGCCAAGTTGTAGTGCCTCCAGTTTTTGTTCGACGGATGTCCATGTGTCTTTGATGCACTGCTCTTCGGTCTTACTGTGGCTATGGAACCAAAAGCATGTACCGATCAAGCCGTGAATCCTTGGATCGTCCTTTGAGCTTTTTAAAAGTCTAAGCAAGAACAGCCCTTCGTCGGGGGACAGATTAAGGGAAAGGGTTGCTTCTTTTGTTTCTGTCACTTTTGTCATACAGGTTGTCCTCTACGATCCTAACACCCACGCCAGCAGCCAGATGGCTGCGGCAATTGTTATTCCGTACACCACGCCTTTAACTGTTTCTTTATCGAACATGGCTTCCTCAAAAAGCCCCGCCTTTGGGCACCCGGACGGGAACGGGCAAGGAGAGAGTGTGTTTATCCCTCTGCCCAATTTAGCCCGCCTTCTGGCACGGGGACGGGAACCCGCGTTTCAGGGCTGGAGTGCCCTTGCCAAAACAGTGCCGTCTTGTGGGCACGCGGACGGCGCGCGCTTGGAGCGGAGTGATAGCCGCATCCCAAACTGGTTTGCCCCAGATCATACCTAAAAAACGTTGCCGGTCACGTCCACTCTTAAACCAACGTAGACTTCTGTGTCCGGTATGCCTCCGCATTTACGGTACATTTTTTCAATGGCTTTTGCAGTATCGGCAATCAACGCAAAATTCTGCGCTCGTTCCTGTTTCCGGCGGACAGCAAACTGCTCATTTGTTTCGACCAGCACCGATCTGGCCGGTAAGGTGTAACCTTGCGATGTAACCGTCTCTGGTTTTTCCCAAACCTCACCCTTATCACTTTCACTGATCTTCACGTAGTCGGGATCGGGAATCCAATCGAAACTACCGTCCTCCTTATCAACGCGTATGTGCGGTACTTGGCCCTGATGGCAGAGCATGGTTGTGTCTGGAATCGGGATCGTGCATACACGGTTACGTTCGGCGGAGTCTTCCCAGTCCCTGCCGGTGGTATAGATCTCTATGAACGCGTCACCGTGAGACATCCAGTAACTGTTTTCGGGATGCACCACTTGATATTGTTCGTGAAAATCAGGGTCTTGGGCCTGCACGCGCTCAAGCTGCTCCTGCACATCCACGAACTTTAACCGTAAATCCTCACGATCCTGATCTTTGTGCTTGATAGTTTGCTCCAACGCAGCCATCTCAGTAAGCAAAGCGTCAATCTTCGCGTCTCGCGGATCTTCGACCACGCTCTGGCAGTCCCCGTTGTCGCGCAAGAACGTCCGCACACGGTCCACGGTGCGCTCTGAGGGCCTTTTAATCGTGCCAAACACGAAACCCTTCATGGTGGCGTAGTCCACGCCTACCGCTTTAGAAACCGCTTTGATGCCCCCAGTAATTTTACTGCCAGACTTCTCCGCTGCGTCGACCGCAAGGGCGTTCATTTGTGTCTGCATCTCGTGCAGCTTTAGGTTATTTACTGTCATCACTATCTCCAATGCCTAAAAATTTTAAGGTTGCTTTGAACTTCAAAAAGTTCACGGTGTTTTCCGGCAGCATTGCCGAAAGATTTTTGATCGTCTGGTCCAGTTCCGTTCGATCAATCCCCACTTCGCTCAGGTTCGGCAGCAGACGCATCACCAGCCCCTGATACAGGGCTTCTTCTTCGTTTTCGGGGTTTTTGTCCATGCTGTAGTTCATTCACTTTCTCCAACAGGGTTTC